ATCGTTGAGATCGCGTCGTTAACCGTAATTAGTCCATCTCGCTTTGCGAGATGGGCCTTGTCACGCCAGCGGAGGTTTCTCCACTCGGTGTCACTGATTCCGAGTCGCTTCTGAAGCGCCTCGTCATCTAGCCCGCCGACAAGGTCGGCTATGGCTAGTGTCTCCTTGATCTGATCTTCGATGAGATCTGAGGAGATTCCCCTGGCCCGCGCGTTCGTGGCGAAACTCGCCAACGCACGGCGTAGCAGGGGTGTGGCTGTTCCATCAAGTACTTGCTTGATGGCCCACTGGTGTTCTACGTCTAAGCGACGCAGAATAGCGGCCATCTCAGATTTGCTGAGATGGAACGCGGGAGCTTCGATCCCTCCCAGTGACACTGGTAGGTATCGGTTTTCAACCGGTGGCAAGTAGCTTGCCATCCGGTACTCCCACCTCGCAGAGAAGATCGGAACGAATCGTTCCCATCCTCCTCCGAGCCAAGCCAGCATGCCGTGCATCTGGCGCGCCTTGCCAATGGCAGGGTTTGGCTCGTCCTTCCCCTCGTGCTCTTTAGCACAAGGAGAAAGCAGCCTAATCTTCATCGCATCGATGTGAGGCTGATCTTCGTACCGCCGATCTCGGAGTGGAGTGTCCACTCTCCAGATCTGGTCGGGACGAAGCCCTGTCGTGAGGAGCATCTCCTCACAATAGAAACCACCTCTCGAACTTAAAAAGTTCTGAGGCCATGAAACGGACATTCCGTTTTCCGCATGGCACCGCGTAATACGCGATAGGTACTCCAGGGGACCTTGACCAAAGTGGTCGTCCCCTGAACACACGAACCACCTCCAGGAAACTGGAGAGGGTCCCTGTGACTGACGAAGCGAGTCAAAGAACTCGTCGTCGGTGGCGTTAACCATTCCCCAATGGTAACGCAGAAGGCTTTCGTACTCTGCACAAAGGTTGTGCAGGGTGAGTACCGCCTTCGCACCAGGGTCACCCATTAGGATGCCCCTGGTCGTCGGAGTGTCGAAGAAATCTTCGGGCCCTCCTTCGTACTGCCTCGGTGAGCAGAGAAGCTCTGCGCACAAGGCGAAGTATGGGTCGGATTCCCGACCCATGCCTCTATGTAGTCCCCGGAGCATCTCCAGGGAGTACTCGTGCACACAGAAATCTGTG